CAAGTGCCTTTCTTGGAGATTTCTTCTCGAAGGGGTAACAAACCAGCATTTTCAACCCAATATTTCAATGCCACTAGGTGAGCGTCTTTTTCAATGGCAAGGTCAATGGCCTCCTCGACAACCTTCGCCCCATCCTCGGCCATCACATCATCAGCATCGACCCATAAGCACCATTCATTTGAACAAGCCTCAAGAGCCGTGTTCCTTGCCGTTGCAAAATCGTCTATGTGATTCCAATCAGTTCTTTTATTCTGGTAGTGAACGATCTTCGCCCCAAGCCCATTCGCAATCTCCTCGGTCTTGTCGGGCGTAGCTGACCCCCTAGAAATACAAACAACCATTTCTTTTGCGATGGGGGCAAACGACTTGAGGCAACGCTCAATGTATTCTTCCTCATTTCCAGCTATAAGATAAATTGAAATGTCGTGTTTCATTCAGGATTTCAAGGGTGATGAATTTTAGATTAAAGTAAAGCGTTAAGTGTAGTCATTAGGGTTGTTACCCTTGTGTCTAGGCTTGAAATTGAAAGGCTTTTCCCGATTGAGTAGAAAGACATACGAGCCGCTGAAAATTGATTAGCAGTTGTTCCAGAAAATCCGCAGAAAACTCCAAATAATTGATTTGATGGCGTTCCAGATGTAGTAGTTGTTGTTGCATCGCTGATATTCCCCCCAGAGGATGTAGCCCTTGAGGAAAAGTCGGCACTATTATTTCTTGTGCTTGCTTGGAGTCCTAAAGGGGCACTTGCAAATGATCTTGATGCAGTCGATCCACTTCTAAAAAGAAGGCTTGTTGCTGAACTATAACTAATAGTAAGGATGTTCGCAATAGTGCTTTGCGTCCCAACCAATACTCCAGCACTATCTGTCTGACTTTCTGAAACATAACAAGAAATATGCGAGTCGTTTTGAGGAAAATTTGTTGTATCATTATTGTTGTAGCCAGTAGCAAGATATTTGTTTGAATCGTTACCAAGCAATCCCAGCTTTCTGCTGTAATCTCCGCTAACAAAGTTATTGTTTGTCGGTGCATTTCCCTTGAGTGGAACAATAGCACCGGCCACGGTTCTTGCCCCTGCCATAATACAAGAAGCAACAATGGCATCCCAAATCCCGTCTGCCTTGCATCCCACAACAAAGGTATTGATGGCACTTTTAACAGAGCTTTCTAGGGCTTGCCCATCAGCGGCCTCTACTGCATTTAGATATACAAGGGCATCTGCATCGTAGGTGTTCTTGATAGATAGAGACCCGATGCCACCAATTCTTGTATTGCCAATTAACATAGGATTTCTATGGATAGAGTGTCAAAGAAAAAGGAGGAGCAAGGTTTCCCCTGCTCCCCCTTCTTCGGAGGAAACAACCAACCAATCTTTAGCTGTAGGTCGTGGTGATACGGACGGCGGCGTTCGCATCAATGACTTTCTCCGCTGTGTTCATACGAACACGGAGAACATTGGAGCGACGAGCCTCGTCACGATAGCTCTCGGAGACGAAACCACCGGGTGCATCTTCCGACCAGACCAAGGTGCGACCCAATCCACCAGCGGTGAACTGACCAGTCGAAACATTGGCAACAACAATCTTGGTGTCTGGAACGATGAACGAACCAGAGTAAGGCTTGTTCTTGTTAGCAGAGTTGATGGCCGCACGACCGATGTAGACTTTATCCACACCGAACGCTTCGGCAATCTGTGCTTCATCAAGCAAGCGTCCACCAGTATTCGACACAACTCCGTAGAACTGATTTTGTAGGAGGGTGGTACGACGAACCCGCTCGTACACATTGGCCGACATAATCACCGCATTGGCCGCATAACCCAGCTTGTTTAGTGCCAATTTGCCAGCCGCAACATCCGCAGGGGCGTTGATGGTTGCCAAGTTGGCTTCGGTGTAGTTAGCCGTGGGGCTTAAATCAGCCGTGGTGAAGGGAGTCGTTGTTGCAAACAACAAGTCAGCCACCCGCTTTTCGTGGGAGAGCTTAACTTGTCGGAGCAAGAACCTCGCTGTTTCAGCTTCGATTTGGAAGAAGCGGTTAGCATCAGCACGGAAGGAATCGTCAAGCAACTCCTCCAGTCCGGTCTCCAAACAATCGTAATTATCAGAGGTGAATTTTCTTGAAGCCCGTGCGTATTCAGAACCAGCAGTACGCTTTGCCGCATCGGCATCTAGTAGACCAGCATCAGCCGTCTGCACTTTGAGGTAAGTTCCGCTCTTTGCCGGAACGGGCAATAGAGGGAGAACTTCCGCACCGATCAAGCCGATCTCTGCGGGAGATTCGATGAGGGCTTGGTTGATATCAGCACGAATGGTCGTGCCACCAGAAATAAAGCTCATTTTATATTATTCTTTCTTTTGTTTATTGTTTCGTTGTTTAGTACATCGGTACTGCGATTTCGATAACAGCCGATGAACTTGTGGCTGATTCGAGTGCAACACCAGCCGTCACCAGATTCGCCGCTAGGGTGGTGCAGAGGCCGGAAGCATCAAATTTCAACACATCACCAACTGCCGCAACGCCAGAGACGGTTGCAAAGAAGGTGGGGTGAAACAATTTAACTGTAACAAAGCCACCAGCGACAACATCTTCTTGAGTTACGCCGATTGCTCTGGTTGCACCAGTTACCGCAACATTAACGAAGCCAGCCGTGGTGGTATCGGGCTGAACGAATCGGTATGCCGAGATAGCATTGGCCGAGCCGAATGTGCGAAAATTACCATCAATTTGAGTAGACATTTTCTTTTATCCTTTGGTTTAGAGTTTTGAGATACCGCGAGACAAAGCCTCGGAGTATTCTTTAGGGTTAGACAGCATCACGGCTTGCATAGCCTTGAGCTTTGAAGTGGAGTAGTCGCTATGGGCGGCCACGAGTGCTTCAAAAGTTTTGGGTTCAACCTTCGCAGGGGCTTCGACAACTGGCGAAGCAGAGATGGGCTTAATGCCGAACTCGGTGAGAACTTTCTTCACCACTTCGCTCATCTCCTCCTTGGTCTCCTCTTTCTCATCTTCATCTTCTTTTTCGATGACGATCTTGGGAGCTTCCGAGGCCATCTCCTCTTTCTTTTCCTCATCCTTGGGTTTCATCGCCTCTTCCAAGGCGGCGAGACGAACTTTAATTTCGTCCATATCTTTTTTGTAATCTGTGTTTTCCATATTGGTTTTGTCCTTTTTGTCAAGTGGAGCTTCCTCCACGGCTTCTTTGGCTACTGCTGGAATGGAGCTTCCACCCTGCATATAACCTAGTTTTTCCATAAACTTCACCATCTCCTCGAATAATCCATTCGTGGCGGCTGGGCTGGAAACTAAATCAGCAGAGGCGATGCTCTGAGGTCGAATGTAATCCTTGCCGTTGATAGTCTCGGACTCGTTCACGAAAGCTAAAGAAACCCCAAACTGGTCGGGGGCTTCGGATGCCATCTCTTTAATCAATCCGTAGTGGGGCGAGTTGCGGAGCAGGCGAAGATCGGCCACTAGCTTGTCCCCTTCGATGCGGGGGTTTCTGGCGAAGGCTACGACACTTTCGAGACCAGAGCCGTGGTTGATCTTCACCTTAATTCCGTTCCTTGCTCCCTTCATAAGTTTGAGGGCAGTCTCTAGGCTGATCTTATCCACGAAAAGGTCGTGTCCTTTAGCCTCTCCCACCTCCAAAATGCTTACACCGCCTAGCTCCATTTCTTCCATCTCCTCGTCCCGATAAGTAGAATAGGCAACCGCCGCCCTTTGTTGTTCGTCTGGAAAGTCGCTGATAGCTTGCTCGTCCCCCATAAAGCGGGAAACAAAGTCTTGCTCTGATTCGTCTGCGGAAGGTAGGGGTAAAGGCATAAATGCCTAGATTATGTCAAAGGAGATCGCCGTCTGCCTTGCGGTAAGAGTCTTTAACCTCACCCCCGCCAGCCATCTTGAGAAACTTGTTCACCCTAGCCATCGCCCAAGCGTTGCGTGAGTTGGGCTTTCCCCCGGTAATCGTTGGCCTAAAGCTAGTCGAGAACGCACCCGCCCC